GCGCGCCGAAGCCATATCTCCGCCTCCGCAAGCCGTCCCTTCGCTCCGTGGCAAATGGCGATGAACCGCATGGACGCGGCCCGTTCCGCCCGCCACGTGGCGCGCGGAAGCGAGAGATGGCGTTTCAGCGCCTTGATCGCATCGTCCCACCTGCGGCGAAACACGTACTCGCGTCCGAGGTAGTGCGCGTTGCGGTCGTCCGCCGGGTCTTCCGCGACGGACAACTCCAGCAGGTTCAGGTACTGCCCCCTGCTCTTCTTCGGATCGGCCCGATGCTCCAGCCGCATTCCCTCCACGCGCACCATGCGCTTCTCCTTGCCGCCGTAGTCGAGGATTTCATGGACGGGGTGCGTCCACCGCGCACCGCAGTTGGCGGCATGGACCTTTTCGTAAAGAAACTTAGTTCCGTCCGATCCGTCGGCGTTGAAGTTCCATACGTACTCGTACTGCGCGGTCGTCGGCTGGACGCCGCCGTGCGCCCCGGCGTATGCCGTCCATGCCTCCTCCAGCTTAGCGCGCCATCCGGGGAGCAGCACCTCGTCGAGATCCGTGCAGACGAGGATGTCCGCGTCGGGGACGAGCCCCAGGGCAAGGTCGATGGAATCGTTGCGCGCCCGGTCGAACCGCCAGGGCGTCTCCTTGCCGTCGCCGGCGATGCGCCTGTATTCGGTGATGCTGTTCCATCCGGCGTACCGCTTTGTCTCGACCTTCGCGCCGAGCGACCGTAGTTTTTCTACGGTTCCGTCCCGCGACCCCGTGTCAAGGACAACTATCTCGTCCGCCTCCTTCATCGAGGCCATCCACCGCTCCGCGAACTTCGCCTCGTCGCGGCAGATCGCGTACACCACGATCTTCAAATTGTGTTCCATCTCTGCGTTCTCCTTCATGCCGTCTGCCCGTTCCGTCAACCGCCAGCCGTCGCCGCTCCGTAGCCGTAGCCGTCCGGCACGGCGTAGTCCTCGTATCGGATTCCCTGCGGCCTGTAAGCCGCGTGGTGCGTGTTCGCCCTCATGTAGTCGAACACCATCGCGTCGCCCAAGACGATCTGCACGGCGAGGTTGCGCTTCGCCACGGCAACGCGGTTGCCGTTCATAGTAAGGTATCCGTCCATCGGGCCGGGACGCCATTCCTCGAACGCGCGGAGTCTGTTCTCCATGCCGCGTCGTGTTGCCATGAAGCACCCGCCGGAGGTGTAGAGCGTCCCCGCCGCGTCGAAGTAGTGCGCGTTCACCGACTGCGCGGCAATCTTCGCGGCGTACTGGTCGCGCGTCGTCTCCGCCCTCTCGAACTTGTCGAACTGCACCACGTCGAACCCGTCGGGAATGGCGCAGAGCGCGTCCTCCACCGCGCCGATGTCGCGCAGAAAGCGGATGTCGTCCTCCAAAAAGAGGACGCGCTTGCATCCGTCCGCAAGGGCCTCGCGCATCGCCCGCATGGACGCCATGCCTAGGTTGAGGAATCCGACCGCCGTCTTGTTCGCGCCCTTCGGCCAGACGCGCGGCATCGCCTCGATCAGACGCCGTTCCCACGGGTTCGGGTAGGTCGTGACCCAGCGGAACACGCCGCTCTTTAGAAGCCCGACGCGGCGAAACTCCTCGGTCAAGCCGGGGAGCCTCGCCGCGTCCTTCACGAAGTGGAAGCAGTACGCGCGGTCGAAATGGCGCGGCCATTCGATGGATGCGCCGCTTGTCACGACAGGGTCTGTGCGGCCTTCTTGATTTCCTCAAGCGCCCATTCAAGCGTCACGAGGTTTTTCTGGACTGTCTTGGAATTCGGGTACCCCCTCAACGCGCGAACAACATCCTTCAGCGTGCCCATCTCGCTAAAGACTCGGCTCTTTGCCGCTTTCACGGCCTGCTCGGAATACCGCTCTGCATCTTCGGCCGATCCGAACGTCGCGTTCCTCGCCGTGCGCGTGTTGAGCGCCTTGAGGTCAACATCCTTCAGCCGCACGATCAGCTTGTTGCCGCTCCCGTCCACGAGTGTCGCCTTGTCCATCTGCGGGCTTCCGAGGGCCTTTGCGACGTACTCCTTCCCGGCATACGACACCCTGTCGCCCTCGTACACTTTGGCCGTTTCGCCCGACGCCGTGCGCAGGACGACGTAGCCGTTCCTCGCGCAGGCGTTGAGTGCCTTCCGCACGACCGCGTTCGTCGATCGGACGGCGTTGCACGCGCGGGAGTTGGCGGGATAATTGTCGAATACATGGTGAAGGTCTGCGCCGTCAACTTCCCAAGTTCCGCCGATGTTTTTTTTGACCTCGTACTTTCCGCCGCCAAGGGAGCGAACTACTCGTCCATCAACACGCACCCCGTTTTGCATCCACCACACGGGTTCTCCGATTTTAAAGTCCATGTCTAATCTCCTTCCTGTTTCGTTTGCCCTGCCGATGCGAAGCGGGCGGAGGCGGCAGTCCGTCCCCGCCCGCTCCACGGCTCAGGCCGTCAGCTTTAGGCCGTCGGCCCCGTCTCGCCGGTCTCGCCCGTCGGGGCGGGAGTCGCCGCGCTCACGATGCGCACGATCTTCGTCGGCTGGAGGAGCTTCGCGCCGAACAGCGCCTCGCACGTCATGACCGACTTGTCGGTCTCCCAGTCGCCGCCACGGCGGAACTGCATGGTGAGGCCGGAGTGCTCGTCCGTCACCGTGCCGACCTCCTCGTAGAGCTTCGGGTTGAGGACGGGAAGCACACGGCCCGCGATGCCCACCGCGTTGCGCGGGATGATCACGCCGATCAGCCCCTCGGTCTTCGGGAGGAGGTCGTTCTCCATCACGGAGTCGAAGCCGTACAGGCCCTCGATCATGCCGAAGCGGATCGCCTCCGGGCCGCCGTAGAGGTTCGCGTCGAGCGACGCGAGAATCTCGCCGTATGCCTTGGCGTTCACCATCAGCACGCACTCGCCCGCGTTGATCTCGGCGGCGTCGCAGTACTGGCGGGCCTGGATCGCGACCGCGTCCTTGTTGAACACGCCCGTGCCGAAGACCTGCTCGTTCCACGCGCCGAAGTCGAGGAGCGTGCCCGTCACGCGGCCCGTGCCGTCGGTCTGCCTGTCCTGGCCGGAGGTCGGGATGAGCGTCGAGTTGAAGTACTGCGAGACGGTCTTGAGGATCGCGATCTCCACCGCGCGACCGGCGGCGGCACCGCTGTTCTCCCAGAACTTGGAGCCGTTCACGGCGAGGAAGTCCTTCGGTCCGAACGAGAACGACTTCTTGGGGTGGTTCGTGAACGTCACGGGGATGAAGCTCGTCGAGCCGTTCGCGTCGCCGTAGTTGTTGGTTTCGTCGTCGTACTCGCTCGCCTCGCCGTCGTCGAAGAACTGGATCATCATCGTGGAGCCGGGCTGGGCCGCCTCCGCAGTGAAGTCCGTCGCGAACTTCGTCATCTTGGCGATGGCGCGCTGGGCCTTGAGGATCGCGGTGTTGGCCGCGAACACGAGTTCAGGGTCGGTGAGGGAAGTCTGGATGTTTGCCATTGTCTTTTTCCTTTCTTGTTATGGCGTTGTCCTTAGTGCTTGTACATCTTGGCGATGGCGGCGTTGATGGCGACGGGGTCGCCCGCGCAGTCGGCCACGATTCCGGCAATGCCGACGGAGGGTCGGCGCGCCTCGGAGTTGCGGAACACCACGGCGGTGCGCACCTTCGGCTCGCCGGTTCCGGCGCGGACGGCGTTGCGGACGGCGCGGTCGTAGATGCGGCGGTAGTTCGCCACGGTCTCCTTCGCCTTCTCCGGGTCCTCGATGTACTCCTCCTTGATCTCCTCGCGGATCTCTTCGGGGAGAACGTCCTCGTTGTCGGCGACGAGCGTCTCCGCCTCGCCCTCGAGCTTCTCCTTCTCGATCTCCTCGTTCTGCGCCTGGAGGTCGCCGCACTGGTTCACGACGGCGTTCACCGCCTCGAGGATTTCCTCGTTGGTGGCGGTCTCGTCGAGTCCGAGCGCGTTCGTGACCTGCTCCATGCCGTTGCACCTCTCCACGAGCGCGGAGACGGCGGCGGCGATGTCCTCCTCGGTCGCCTCTTCGGGCAGGCCGAGCAAAGTCTTGATCTCGTTCATGTCTTCTGTTTCCTTGTTGGTGATGATGCCGTCGCCTTCCGGCTTCGGCGTTCCTGCGTTCCCGTCCGCGTCCTTCTTTTCCGCTCCTTCGGCGTTTGCGGCGTCCGTCCCGTCCGTCTTCGTCACGCCCTCGCCCGTCGGCGGGGTTCCCGAAGCGTCGCTTCCGTCTGTCGCGTTCTTCGCCGCCGAGTTGATCATCGGCGCGACTGGCAAATTCGGCTTGTTGGTGAGGCCGATGGAGACAAGCTCCACGGGCCTGTCGTCGTCGTCGAGCGTCCACGCGCCCGACACGAACCTGTACACTTTCCCGTTGATCTTCTCCACGCCCTCGGACGTGGGGTCGATTTCGGCCATGAGGCCCTTTTCGGGATCGACAAAGAGCTTCGTCACCCACCCCATCGCGGCGGTGTTCGTGGAGGTCTCGGACGAGTGGTCGGCGTCAACGAGGACGCCGTACTTCTGCCCCTTCGCCTCCGCCTCGGCGCGCGCCTTGTCGAAGTTTGCGACGAGCGTGTCCATCGCCTGTCGGTCGAGAACCTGCACGACCTCGCGCTGTCCGCCCTCGGCGGAATCGTCGTCGACAATCTGCGGGTAGCGGCCCTCGGGCGCGAGCTGGATGGTGATCGCCTTTCCGGCCTCGACCGTCTCCGGGAGCTGCGCGTTCCGCGTTGCGTTGGTGATGATGGGGTGGTTCATGGTTCGGCCTCTGCTACCACGCCTTTGCGTTCTGC